TAATTCATACTAAATAGGGGGAGTTACATCCCCCTAAATAATATCTTATATTTAGAATCTGCTCTTTTTATCCAGTCTGCACACAGCCTAACCGTCACAAATCCTTTTTTACCCCTAATTCCACCTATCCTTACTGCGTGTTTAGGTAGATACCTCAAATTAGCAACAGGTATCGCCCTAGAAACCCAATTAGAATGGGATGTCATCTGTCATCTCTGATACAGATTCAACATTTCGTTTTGGTGCTTGTTTCTGACCATCTGTATTAGGTTTAAACAATGATGCAACAATAGAGTTACCTTTGCTTTCATCATATGGAAATCCTGCTAGGTTTGCACTTCTGTCAATCAATGCAAAAGCATTACCATCATCTGTTTCCATGATAACACCAATATTAGTGTATCTGTTCTTCTTGTTACCTTCTACATCGGTATAGCTACCGTTTACTACTGATATATCATACAACTTTTTAGCCATTATTGTTCTCCTTAATAAATTTAATGGTGTCCTCAACCTCCGTTAAGAACTGTATTACTGATTCCTCAAGTAATTTAATTTGCTCATCATCTCTTTCTAATCTAATGACAACCATCTTTAGATTTTCAGGAAATGACGGACAATACGATACATAATCTACCCATTTTCTATTCGGCATACAAGCTAACTGCCAAAGCATTTGTAATTTATAGTTACTAGGTATTTTATTTGTAATCAATGTTTCTGTGTGGTTCTGTGGTTGTCTGCATTTTATTTCAATTAATCCATCTGTGCCCACTAAACCATCTGGACTAGCCCCTGCCATGTCTATCGTAGGGTGGTCTACAAAGCCAATCTCTTCTACATCTGCATACTTAAATACATAAAAGTCTCTAGCTTCGTCTTCTGTGTCTATTCCATGTTGCATAGCTTGGTTAATATATATCTCTGTTCTTTTACCTGTTAATCGTTCTGTGATTAATTGGTGTCTATAGTTTTTACGATAAGATGATTCACCTGATTTAGTCGTTGCCATTACATTAGATAAATTAGATGCCGTAACCTTACCTAACCTAGCCTGATGCCATTCTTCACTCCGTTGTTCCATCTTTACTCTCCTTATTGTTATTTCTTATCTCCTCCAAGAATGGCTGACATTTCTTTCTAGCTTCATTATCCATCTTATTATAAACAGCTCTAGCCCCATCAATGCCTTGAGTTTCATACACATTCTTAATTAAATCTAATGGGTCTAAATCTGCTAAATCTTCACCTTGAAAGATATATAACCCTATTCCATGTAGGGCTATTGCTTTTGCCAAACATCTTTGCATAGCCGTATTAACTTGCATCGCATCAGGATTTTTGATGGCTTGATTTTTATAGTTCATCACAGGTAACTGCATGGTCATACTTTTACCAAACGCATGGACTGTGCATGTTACCATCATACTGTCATTAAAGATTTGTGGTTGATGATACTCCCATGTCGCCAGAGGGTCATGTTGTAGCAGTATGTCAACAGCGTGTGCCCAAGCCAAATAGCTAAACTGACCTTTCTTTTCTATGTATTTAGAAACATCTAATATTCTTAATTCTTGAAACTTACTTTTAATATCTTTACTCATAATCTTCACCCCATAAATCCTTTCTTGTAAATGTATGCCATTTTTTATTATCTAATTGTCTGTAAACTATTTCGTTTAAATGACCATCTTTAAATTCTTCATTGTTTCCATAATAATAATCATATCCATCTAAATCAGCATCAGATGATACTACACCATGAAAATGTTTTGCATATGCCACTCCCATTTTATATGAGGTTGTTTCTTTTATTTCATCACTACTCATTACAGAACCCACACTTGATGGAAAATATAGTCCACCAACATCAAGCACTATATATTCTGTATCAAATGGAGATACACACTCATCTACCCAATCAAATAAAGTTTTTTTATTAGGATATGCAAATATACCAACAAGTTCTTTATTAGACTGCATCCTAACCAATGCTGTTGCCATCATTACTCTCCTGTTGTTGTTGCTCATCGGTCATCATCTGCTGTCTGTCATCCATACGCTGACCTAGTTCTTGTAAATCATTCTGCATGGCTTGTATTTGCCATTGTAGATATTCATACTGCTCTTTAATTTTACTCATATTTACTCTCCTTGTTAATATGTATTTACAATATATTACACTTTGAAACGATTGTCAACACTATTTTTCGTATCATCAAACCCTTGAGTTTTAAAGACTTTTCCGTCTTTGGATACGGCTCTGTATTGTATATCATTTCCAAATGTTTCTTTTAATTGCTTGATTAGTTCGTTTATCGTCATGGTCTATCCCTATATCTCATGCCCTTTCGGTCATAATAAAAGTTAAAAGTAGGCTCTCCGTTTTCCCCTATGTAGTTTCTTTGTTTTTGCACAAAGACTTTAGCATCAGGGATAACTTTTGCTTCTTCATCTGATATGTTTCCGTCTTCAAGTTTTTTCTCCTTATATTTATTCCTCCATACTGTGATGCAGTTATCACATAAATTGACTATGTGATTACTTCCATGCACATCATTTTTTGTAGGTTGGTCGGTTAGTTCTTTAAGTTTTTTACTATGAGCCACAAGAAATATATGGATAGGAAATTCCCTTGCGATAACTGTTAGTTGGTCTACAAACTTCTTCTGTGCATTATAATCTTCCTCATGCACATCTGACATTTTCATCAAACTATCAATCACCACCACCTTACATTCTTGTAATTGTGCCCAATTCAACATGGCATACATATCTTTTGTTGATGTTATTCCATCTTGTCGATAGATATATAGCTTACCCTCCATGTCATCTAAAAACTTGTCTATAAACTGTGGAGTAGGTTCAGGTGATTTTAAACGCTGTGTTATCATTCTGCTAATAGTGAGCATGGGGTGCATCTCGAGACTAGCGATTAAACACTTATACCCACTCTCTAGCAAGTTTAAACAAACCTGTGATAGCCACATTGTTTTTCCTGAACCATTTTGCCCTGATAGGATTGTAAGCTCGTGGTCTCTAATAAGAAACCCCTCGTTTGTATGGTGAAATCCTAAAGGTATTCCCTTTTTTATACCACCATCATAAAACTTATGGACTTCTTCCCTTAAGTTTTTAGTAGAGACAATCTTAAACTCTTCTTTTGGCTCTCCTGTAACCTCGTCTATTTGTGCTGAAGTAACTGTCAACCTATTCATTACTTCACCAATAGTCATGTTACTCACTCACAGTTTCCTTTTCCATGTCTTTAATAATGTCTTTAATCTGATAAGCCCTTAATAAAGGTATCTTATCGTTTTTAAACCATACATTGACGGCTTGTCTGGATACACCTAATGTTGTTGCTAGTTTTGATTGTGAATTATCAAAATACGGCATAATGCCTGTTAGTGTTATGTCTTGCATGTTATCTCCTTTATATACAAATTAAAATTCCAATTTCATTATAATCACAAACTTTTATATCATCATCTGTAACTATAATTGTGTCTTGTGCTACTACATTAAAACTAAACAAAATTATTGTAATTATTTTTTTCATTAATCTTCTCCAAAAAATACAGAAAGTGCAATTATAAATAATATTATTAATATTGTTCCTATCACTTTCTCTCCTTTGCATCTTTATCATCTAAAAAGTATTGAGTAATGATTTTTTCTCCTGTGCTATCATCTATCCATACCTCCCAATTTCCGATTGTAACTCTAACACAATTTTCTGCGGTGGGCTTAATTATCATTTTTACTCTCCTTTTTGTATCCATCAGGTGCATATAGATTATAAGTTTCATAATTATAATCACCTGACATATCTTTTAATTTTAATATTTCTTGATGTTTTTCTAATGCAATCCCATAGTCATCATCAAAATCCCAATTAAAATTTCTTAATGCTTTTATATAAATCTTATTATATTTTTTTGTAATGCGATTTAAACAAGCCGTTATAGATTCTAATGGTGTCATGTTATTTCCTTCACACTATCAGTTTGAAATCCTGATAAATTAGTATTAATAATATATTCGTTATCCTCATCTTCTTGAAGTAAGTCATATGCTTTATCACACGCCTCATCTTCATCAAAAGCATCTACTTCTACTTCATAATGTATCAATTCACTCATCAATACTTTATATTTTTTTGGTTTATCAGTAAGATGTTCATCTCCATGATAAATGTCATTTTGTGATTTCATGCTACTTCCTCCTGTTTATTATAATGTTTATACCAAAACTCAAAATTATTAGAGCTATAAGTTCTAGTTCCTCCTATAATTGTATGGCAATAATCATCACCAATCATGTCTGCATTAAATACTTCCATCTCTATTGAAATCCATTCAATTAAAGTTTCTTTGTCATCATAGTATTCTTCTTCTTCAATCTCCCATGATTTTATTTCAAATTGATTATAGCCAAAATG